ACACAAGCAGTTAGCCAAGGTCTTGATCAAGGCGTAGCTACTGCTATGCGTGGTGCATTAGATACTTTACAAGAAACATCAAGATTAAGAGATAGAAGTGTATTTACTAAAATAAGAGAAAATAAACTTGACCCTGAGGAAGCTTTAGATTTTGTACTAGCACCAGGAACAACTCGTGGTGACATCAGAGCTGTTATGAATTTTTATAAAGACAAACCTGCAGAACTAAAAACAATCCGTGGTGCTTATGTAGAAAATATGCTTGATAACGTAGGTGCTGTTACAAATGCAGATGGTATGAAACAACTAGCAAAAAATATTGCTAGAGCAGATAAAAGTAACAAGCTTGATATAGTTTTTCCAAATTCTGGAGCAACAAAAGATGTTGCTGGAAATATTAGAGATTTTGGTAAAATACTAACTAGAATATCAAATAATATACCAAAAGGCGACCTTGTTGCTGCAGGTATACTAGCTAATGTATTTAATAATGTTGGTAGAATTGCTAAAATGTTCGTTCTTGGACAGTTGTTTACTGGCAGAAAAGCTATGAAAGAGATTGTTGAAGCCTCTAAAAAGTTAGAAAATACAGCAAATCCAACTGTTGAACAAAAAAGAATATTTTTAACTGCCGTGTCTAATGCCTTCCGACCAGGGCAAGCAATTGCTCAAACTACACAAGAGGGCGTGAGAGACACATCAAATCAAGTACAAGCATTATCTGAAAGTTCTGGTATTAATCAAGCCATTGGCAATGTAGTAAGCAATGCAACAAATCAAATGCAAGGCATACAATCAGTAAATCCAGCAACAAATGTTGGCAAGATAGATGTTACTCAGCCAGGTGTTGGTGCTTCTCTTGGTTTATCACCAACAGACCAAGCTATAGCATCTAGACGTAAGCCTCAATCACCACTTTCAGCTAACATGGAACAATTTGGAGAGTTATTTAACAGATGAACATAGATGAATTAAGAGAAGAATTAAAAGAAGATGAGGGCTGTAAGTACGAGATATATCTTGATCATTTAGGATTACCTACGTTTGGTATAGGACATTTGGTTACTGAATGGGACGAAGAATATGGAAAACCAGTAGGAACACCAGTATCAGAAGAAAAAGTGAATAACTGTTTCAAGGTAGACGTTGAAGGTACTATATCAGAGTGCCAAAAATTATTTAATAACTTTGATGATTTGCCAGAAGAAGTTCAAAAAATCTGTGCGAACATGATGTTTAATATGGGTAGACCCAGATTAAGTGGATTCAAAAAATTTATTGCCGCATTAGAAAATAAAGATTGGCAAGAATGTGCCGTTCAAATGGAAGACAGTCGTTGGCACAAACAAGTAACAAACAGAGCGAATCGCCTTATCTCAAGAATGAGAGCGGTCGAGAGTACCTAATCCTAAAGTCTTAACATTACTGTTAACTTCATACTTTTCATACTCTGTATCAACCATCAAACCAATTTGTTGACGTATATTTCTTCTTTCTTTTTCGCAAATAATTTTAAGTTTATTATATGTAGACAAATCAATTCCTATTGACTTGAATCTTGATGGGTCTGCCATTATACTACCTCCATGAATTATAAATACCCAATTATACCCAATAAAACCCGAAGACCCAACAAATATTTTGCGAAAAAAACTGTCGCTATGGGATTAAAGTTTGATAGCAGATGGGAAGCAGAGCGTTGGGGACAATTAAAATCTATGGAAAGAGCTGGTGTAGTTGATCAATTAGAAAGACAAGTTAAATACGAACTTAAAGTTAATGATGTTAAAATATGTAATTACATAGCAGACTTTACATATTTATTAATTGAAGAAGATGGCTCATCAAGGTTTATAGTTGAAGATGCTAAAGGTGTCCTAACGCCAGAATTTAAGCTTAAAAAAAAGCTTATGCTCGCCATACATAACATAGATATTTTACTTAGTTTCAAAAAAAAATAATATTCTGTATTGACAAGCAGGATTTGTGTGCCTATGTTTTAGGTATCTAGTGTCTATTTTATAAAAGAGAAAGGAATAATTATGGATTTAGATTTTTTAAGCATGCCTTTACAGGATGTGTTCAAGTATCGTGAAGACTTGAAAGCACAAATCCAAGCGTTAAAGGATAAACAAACTATTCTTAATGATGATCTTGCTATCAGATTTGGTAATACAGCAAGAAACAAACTCATTGAGGATGGTAAAGATTATGGCTCTATTACGTTAAATGAAGAGGGCTATAAAGTAAAAGTAACTCTAAGGCAGAAAGTCACTTGGGATCAAGAAGGTCTTGCACAAGCTTTGATGAATATGGATCAAGATGATGCTAGACACTATGCTAGGATTACCTATGGCATTGATGAGCGTAAGTACAACAATGCACCTCCTGCCGTAAAGTCAAAACTACAAGAACACAGAACTGTAGAAGTAACAGGTGCAAGTGTTGATATCACGGAGGGTAGCAATGGCTCTTAAAATTATTTCAGCTGAAGAAAGATTAGCAGAAAAAAGAGGTCATAAGATTGTAGTCTGTGGTCAAAGTGGTGTGGGTAAGACAACTCTTGCCCGTACTCTTGATCCAGATACTACTCTATTTATGGATTTAGAAGCTGGTGATGCTGCTATTGAGAGATGGCCAATTGATGTTATTCGCCCAAAAACATGGGAAGAGTGCAGAGATTTTGCTTGTTTTCTTGGTGGGCCTAATCCTGCTTTGACACCAGAGCAACCATACAGCGTTGTGGAATATGAAAGAGTTTCACAAATGTATGGTGACTCTATTGCCATGATGCAGAAATACGATTCTATTTTTGTAGACAGTATTACTGTGGCTGGTAGACTTTGTTTTCAATATTGTCTTGGACATGCTGATAATAAATCAGATAGAACAGGCAAGATTGATACAAGGGCTGTATATGGTATGCAAGGTCGTGAGATGATGTCATGGCTTACTCATTTGCAACACATCAGAGATAAAAACGTAATCTTTGTTGGTATCTTAGATGAAAAGGTAGATGATTACGGCAGATCTGTATACGAACTACAAATTGAGGGAGCTAAAACTGGCCGTGAACTTCCAGGTATTGTTGATGAAGTTATTACAATGGCTGTAATGCCAAGTGAAGAACATGGTCCATTTAGAGCCTTTATTTGTCAAACACTTAATCAATGGGGTTATCCAGCAAAAGATAGGTCTGGTCAATTAGAGATTATTGAAGAGCCTCACCTTGGTAAGTTGTTGGCAAAAATTAGCGGAAGATCGACAGAAAAAAATGATTTAAATTTTGTTGATCCAAATACAATCAATTCTAGCGAAAAGGAGACAAAGTAATGATTGATTTTAATGAAGTTCCAAACGATTCAAATAACAGTTTTGAATTAATTCCAGCGGGTACTGTTGCTCGTGTTATTTTAACAATGAAAAGAGGTCCTGAAGTTATTCCAGACTACTCTACTCAACCTCTGTTTAAACAAGGTCAGACTGGCACAAAATGGCTTGAATGTGAGTTCACAGTCGTTGGTGGAGCTTACGACAAGAGAAAGTTTTGGCAAAACATCATGGTTGATGGTGGCAAGATTAATCCAGAAAGTGGCATGCCTTGGTGTAAAGAGATTGGCATTAGAACTTTTAGAGACATTATCAATAGTGCTTTTGCTTTAGACCCAAATGATACATCACCAGAAGCAGCAAATAGAAGAAAGGTAAATGATCTTACTGCTTTAGATGGTGCAACCTTTTGTGTGAAAGTTGCTGTTGAAAAAGGTACAAATGGTTATGCAGATAAAAATAAGATGTTAGTTGCATTAGCTCCAAATAGTAAGGAGTACATTGGTGTAAATACACCACAAATGCAACAACCAGTTGGACAACCTCAAGCAACACAACCTAATGTGGCTCAACCACAAGTACAGCAAACTGCTAATAATACTGTACCTAATTGGGCAAAACAATAGGTTTCTAGATTTCTAGCGGCAGGACACCTTTCTCGTCTGCTAGAGTCGGTTTTGGGTAGCACCGATGCCGCAAAGCTACCCAACATTTTAGGAACACAAACATGATTTTAAGACCATACCAACAAGTGGCAGTAGATGATGCGTCAACTGCTTTAGACAAACATAAAAACACAATTGTGGTTGCACCAACAGGTGCTGGTAAAACTATTATGTTGTCTGCTTTGGTTGGCAAAAGATTTAAAAATGGAAACAAAGTTCTTATTTTGCAACATAGAGATGAGTTAGTAAGACAAAATAGAACAAAGTTTTTAAGAGTAAACCCAAACATTACTACTAGCATTGTTGATGGATCAGAAAAAGACTGGTCTGGAAGTACAATATTTAGCATGGTGCAAACACTATCAAGAGAAAACAATCTTAATAACATCAATCATTTTGACTTGGTTGTTGTAGATGAAAGCCATCATGCAGTAGCAGACACATATGTTCGTATCATTGATAAAGTTAGACAAGCAAATGAATCCGTTGAGATTATTGGCTTTACTGCAACACCTAATCGTGGTGATAAGAAAGGTTTAAAAAAGGTATTTACCAACTGCTCACATCAAATTGAGATTAGCACATTAATTAGAGAAGGCTTTCTTGTTCCACCTAAAACATATGTTGTTGACGTTGGTGTGCAGAAGGATTTAGAAAATGTTCGCAAGACTGTAACTGATTTTGATATGTCAGAAGTCGAAAAGATTATGAACAAAAGAGCCATTAATGAAAAGATAGTTGAAGAATGGCAAGATAAAGCTGGCGAAAGAAAGACAGTAATCTTTTGTAGCACCATTGTTCATGCACAAGATGTGTGTGATGAGTTCAGACGTAAAGATATTAGAACAGAAATTGTTACTGGTGATACACCAAGCGAACAAAGAAAACAAATCTTACATGATTTAGAACATGGTGATGTTCAAGTTGTAGTCAATGTTGCAGTATTAACCGAGGGATTTGATGCCCCACCAATAAGTTGTATTGTTTTAACAAGACCATGCTCATACAAATCAACTATGGTGCAGATGATTGGTCGTGGTCTTAGAACAGTCAATCAAGAAGAACACCCTGGCATTATTAAAACAGACTGTATTGTTCTAGACTTTGGAACAAGCGTACTTACTCATGGCTCATTAGATGAAGGCGTAGATCTTGATGGAGCACAAGCGAACAAAGCTGGTTCTGCTCCAACTAAAGTATGTCCTGAATGTCAGTCAGAAATACCTTTGTCATCAAGAGAGTGTGCTATTTGTGGACATGAGTTTGGCACACAAGACAAAGAAGTTCTTGATGATTTTGTGATGACTGAAGTTGATTTAATTGACAGATCACCATTTAGGTGGCTTGACCTATTTGAAAATAAGAGATGTGTCATGGCTAGTGGCTTCAATGGATTTGGACTGGTTGCACATTTAGATGACCTATCTGTAGCCCTTGTAAAGCGTAACAAAGGGCGTTTAAGAGTTATTAGTGTTGGAACTAAAGAACAAGCAGTTGCGTCTGCTGATGACTTTCTCAGAGGTATTGAAGATGGTGATGGTTCAAAGAAAGGTAAAAGATGGTTAAATCAAGGCGTGACACCAAAACAAAAGAACGCTTTGGGTATGTTAGGTCAGTATATTAGACCAATGGATTTTAGTTGGAATAAATACAAAGCAGCTTGTTGGTTAAATTATTTGTGGAACAAAAAAGATATTGATGCAAAAATTTTAAATTATTATGAAGGAGATGATAATGCAGCGTAGTGAAGCTTTAAAAAAAGTAGATCTTATAATTAATGGACCAAGAGCCAAATCTCATGGAGATGCAACAGAAACACACACATACATAGCTCAAATGTGGAATATTTTATTAAGAAAAAAATTAAAAGAACCATTAGATATACATGATGTATACAGAGCTATGATTGGTATTAAACAAATTAGAAATAGTCAGAATCCAAAAGTTGAAGACAATATGATTGATATTATTGGGTATGCGGCATTAGCAATAGAGGCAAAAGATGGCAAGAATGGAAGTTGAATACACTCTTCAAGAAGAAAATGATGTGGGTGTTGAAAATTTTAAGTTTGGTAAGATGTTCGTTCAGTTTAATTTTGCAGACCCTATGGACATAACAGTTGATAAATTAAACAGAAGTTTAGATCGTATTTGTAATTTAAATAAACATGAAGTTTTAGGTCTTAGTTTTGTAGCTAAGTATGATGAAGTAATTATAGCTGAAGGTTCACTTTATGCAGAAGGAGAAGGTAGATGGATTACCCCAGTATCGGAGACGATTCACTAAGAAACTTAACTAAGTTATTTGCAAGATTTAGTTGGGATAAAAGGCTCTGTGATTTAACAGAAGAAGAAATAAAAGCAACAGTAACAATAATTCAATTCTCAAAGAAGGTAGAGGAAGATGAACAATTTAACAAACAAGAACTCGACGGATTACTTCTTAAATATGTCCACGGAGAAAGTAAAGAATCAAAACAAGATGAAATCCCCTTTTGAAGAAGTTATTGATAGTACTATTGTAGAGAAAAACAAAAGAGAACCTAGAAGAAGATATCTAGGTGGATCTATGTTAGGCGATAAGTGTGCTAGAAAAATACAATACACATATATAGGTCAAGAGCCTGATGAAGAAAAACAATTTACTGCACAAACTTTAAGGATATTTCAGTTAGGTCATGAACTAGAGAATAGCATGTCTGGTTGGATAAGAAATGCAGGATTTGATTTAAGAACTATGGATAGTAATGGCGAACAATTTGGTTTTTCTGTAGCCAATGATGAAATAAAAGGTCACATAGATGGCGTGATATGTGGTGGTCCAGTTGATGTAGGCTATCCAATGCTTTGGGAATGCAAATCTGCTAATGAAAAGAAGTTTAGAGATTTTAAGTTTAAAGGCATAAAGGCTAATCCAACTTATGAAGTACAAGTGGCTTTGTATCAGGCTTATATGGAATTAACAGAAAATCCATGTTTGTTCACAGTTATAAACAAAAATACATGTGAGATATTTTATCAACTTGTTCCGTTCAATCAAGAACTTGCACAATACGCAAGTGATAGAGCAGTTGACATATTAAGAGCATCAGAACAAAAAGAGATGTTACCGAGAATTGCACAAAACAAAGATATATTTGATTGTCGTTTTTGTCAGTTTTCAAATACTTGTTGGAGTGGGGAGTGATGGCGATACGGAAGGTAGCAAGGTATCGCCATCGTAGGAGATGGTAATGAATATTGTTAAATTTGGCAATAACAAACGGAACATGGACTCAAAAGAACTTGTTGAATTAATAAGTGAAAGAGTTCCATCACATGTTCAAATAAATTTACTTAAAGAAACTTATCCACAAGGTGTGATAAGAGGGGATCAATTTACTATTGGTTCTCTTGGTGGGGAAGCTGGTAAGTCATTAAAGATTGATATAAATCCTAGATCTCCTTACTTCATGAAAGGTCAAGATTTTAATGGTGCAGATGGCGTAGGAGGCATTGTTAAGATATTGATGGAAGGTAGAAGAATGAAATTATCAGAGGTAAGAGAGTTATTTGCAAATTACATTGATGATAATATTCCAACGCCAGTTGAAACAATAAGCTCCATAATACAACCAGAAGCAAAACAAATTAATATTAATACACCATTTGATAGTGAGCATAAGTACCTTAATGCAGATGGAGAACTGTTATGTCTTGTTCGTAGATACAACGCAAAAGATAACGAGGGTAATCCAGTATTAGATGGTCATGGAAAGCCCAAGAAAGAGTTTAGACAATTTACTGGTGGTAGTAATTATCCAAAGATGCCTGATGTACGACCACTTTATAATATACCGAACATTGTGGCATCAGATAAAATTATATGGGTAGAGGGCGAAAAATGTGCAGATGCACTTAATGAGCTTGGTTATACTGCTACTTGCACTATGGGTGGTGCAGGCATGTTGTCAAAGAAATCTGCAAACTTATTTGACTTTTCACCATTGCATGAAAAAGAACTGGTTATATGGCCAGACAATGACACGGCAGGTCGTAAAGTTGCAGAACTTGTACAAGAGCTTGCTCTTAATGCAGGAGTGAAGTCAGTTACCACATTAACACCACCAAGAGGTAAGCCAGAAAGATGGGATGTTGTAGACGCTATAGCCGAACAATTCAACATCAATGAATTTCTCAACACTAACATTAAGCAAGTTAAAAAGAATATTAATCTGCTTGATGATAGTCTTCTTATAAATAGATTTGTTGGAGAAGCACCAGAGCAAAAGTTTTTGATAGCGAACACATTGCCATTAGCCGTGCCAATAATATTCTCTGCCGCAGGAGATAGTGGTAAAGGTATGATGACACTTGACTTAGCGATGAAAGTTTCAAGTGGTCAAGCCATGCAAGAAGCATTTGGTGGCATGATAAGTGAGTTTGGTAATTCTATTATATTTACCGCTGAAGATGATGAAGCAGAGATGCATAGAAGAATAGAAAGACTTGATTTTGACAATCAAAGAGCTAACTATGAACATGAACTGCGAATCGTTAGTTTGCCTAATGTTGGTGGTGTTTTTCCTATACTTCAAGAAACACATGATGGCTACAGAACAAGTGATGAATTTGATAAGTTATACGAACAAATTCTACAGATGAAAAATTTAAAACTTATTGTCTTTGATCCGTTAGCATCTTTTGTTCATGCAGATGTAAACTCAGACCCTGCGGCGGGTGCAGCATTAACTGGATTGCTTGCACAAATAGCTACAGAAACTGGTGCGGCAGTTATTATGTGTCATCACATGACTAAAGTTAAGGAAGATGCAGTAGTTAGTTCTCCAGAACAAGCAAGAAATATGATTAGAGGTACGTCAGCATTGGTTGATGGTGTTCGTTGTGCATTTGCACTATGGCAAATAGATGAAGCTACTGGCAGAAGACGTTGCCAAGATTTAGGTATAGATTATCAAAGAAATAAATGTTTTGATGGTGCAGTTGTTAAATCAAACGGGCCAGCGAACAGAAACATAAGACACTTTATTAGAGATGAGTTTAGTGGTTTACTGCTTGATAGGAGTGAAGATATTTCAAGATTACACTCTGGCTCAAACAAAGAAATAAAGAAAAACGCATTGTTCAGTTGGATTGCCGATTGTGAGCGTGAAGGTAGAGCTATGACACAACAGTCAGGAGCAGATGCTATATTACAACGTATGTCTGCTGATACTGATGCACCAAGAGTATTAAACAATTGCACACAAAGAATGATTGATGGTCTTGTTAGAGAACTCATACAAGAGGGCAGACTTGCTAAGTATTCATTTAGCAGAAGTGGTGGCAGAAAGTGGCTTGGCACCATAGATGGCGATATGAGCAGAGGTGAATATGAAGCTACAACGGCTACAGAAAATGTATAAATTGCCAGATAACAACTGTGTTATAAGCTTTAGTGGTGGCAGAACTAGTGGGTTCATGTTGAAGCAAATCATGGATTACAACAATGGTTTACCAGATAACGCAGTCGTTTGTTTTGCGAACACAGGCAGAGAGATGCCTCAGACACTTGAGTTTATAAATGATTGTTCGCTTAACTGGAGCGTCAAAATTGTCTGGTTAGAATATGACTTGAATGAAGAGAACAAACATGTGTTCAAAATTGTAGATTTTGAAACTGCAAGCAAAAAAGGTGAACCATTTGATAAATTGATTAATAAACATCAAATGTTACCTAACCCACTAGCAAGATTTTGTACTGGTAGCTTAAAGAGAGACACAATAAGTAAGTATTTAAGAAGTCTTGGTTGGAAGAAGTGGCATAATGTCATGGGAATTAGGTCAGATGAGAAACACAGATGTAAAGATGGGTTTCAAAATGGTTTTTATCCACATTATCCAATGGTCGAAGCTAATCATAGTTTGCGTGATGTAGATCACTTCTGGAGCGAACAACCTTTTAAATTAAACTTACCAGTTGTCAAAGGAAAAACAATTAAAGGTAATTGTGATTTATGTTTCCTTAAATCTGAATCGCAACTTGCATCTATGGTTAGAGATCACCCAGAGCTTGCTCAATGGTGGATTGATGCCGAACAAAGACTTAATAAAAGATTTGAACGTAGAAGAGACATGAAGGAGTTTGCTGATTTTGTTAACGCACAACAAGATTGGATATTTAATGATGAAGCTTATTTATGTCAACAAGATGGTGGGGAGTGTACTGGATGAAGATAGTAGATTTATTTAGTGGCATAGGAGGATTTAGTTATGCCGCCGAACAAATAGTAGGTGGCTTTGAGACAATAGCTTTTGTTGAACAAGATGATTATTGTCAAAAAGTCTTGCGTAAACATTGGCAAGATGTACCAATATATAGTGATATAAGGAGTTTTGATGCAAAAGAATACAAAGACGCAGACATCGTTGTTGGAGGATTCCCATGCCAACCCTGGTCGGTTGCAGGATCTCAAAGAGGCAGCGAAGACGACAGAGATCTCTGGCACGAAATGGTTAGGGTTATTGAAGACATACGACCTAAATGGATCATTGGCGAAAATGTGTCAGGCTTTGTTACAATGCCAATGGGTCTCAGAAGAAGTCTCGTTGACTTGGAAAGTATCG